AGGTCGTAACGACGGGGACACAAACTTCCGCCATAATCGCATACGCTTATGCAAAAACTGGAGGTGGGGCTCTCGTAACAGGCACTGATACATTCACCATTCCGAATCTTGGAGGCGGGGCATCTGGTATTGTGTATGCTTTCTCCAATACTCTCACGACAGCATCGGTGTACAGAGGACAGCACGCTGAAATACCGAATCCAACGTCTCCATTCCAAATCGGAAGTGTCACACCTGTTGTTGGCGGGCTGGTGGTTAGCGGCTTCACACGAACCTCCACTCTTGGTACGCCGTCCGTAGATAGCGGCTTCTCTACTCCAGTCCAACAAGCCAATGCTGCTAACGACGCGCTTGCCGCAGCCTATTTGGTAAGTTCGAGTGGGTCAGCCGTCAATCCTACTTGGACGATAAGCGGTGGAACAGGGGCCATTGCTGGATTGAACGCCGCTTTTGTTCCTGCTACTTCCCCGATTGGCTATTCGTCTCCAATCATAAACCTGTCGGGCAGTGTTTGGGACTCCGTTGGTCCCGCATCCATTGTGGATAACTGGTCGATACAGAACGTCTGCTCAGCGCCTGGCACAGACTCACCCAGCACTCTGACCATCGCACATACAGGAACCTCTGGCTATGCTTCTGTATCTCTACCTAACCTTGCTCTACCTTCTGGTGGAGAATTGGCTTGGAATGCCGACTCTGGTATTTCCAGACTCGGAGCGGCTTCCCTCGCGGTAGGCAATGGGGCTGCTGGGGACAAATCTGGGCAGGTAGCGTGCGCCGTACGTCTTAACACGGGCTTCACCGTAGCCCTACTGCCATCCACAGCGGCCACAGGGATGGTTGGGGGTGCCGTAGCCTATGCGACCGATGGTTTGAAAGTTGGCGAGACTACGGGTAATGGCACTGGTGTGCCTGTGTATTACAGCAACGGACACTGGCGTGTATATTCAACTGATTTGACAGTGGCAGCCTAAGGAGCCCCCTATGCCTAATAACTCAGCAATATTTACGTATGACGGAGTCAATGGTGTAGGGTCCTTCGGGGCCCCCGCAGCCTGCGCGTGGAGTGCATTGCGGAGGCTTTGTAGTAATGTGGAGAGCAGGTAGCTGTCACAGTCCTCTGGGAAGTTGATTATGCTAGTTGAAAATATACAGACGTTCCTCTCAACCTCTGCCGCCGTTACGGCTCTGCTGGGGACGACCTCTTCGCGCTCGGACAGCACTAACGGCCTGTTTCCTGTAGAGGCACTTGACGGTCCAGCGCTGACAATGCCATACATCGCATATTCACAAAATGATGGTGATCCGCTCGCTGAAAACATGACTGGAACACTGCCGTTGAGACAAGCACACTGGATGTTGTCATGTTACGGAAGCACCTACAAGAGTGCAAAGAAGCTGGCGCAAGCGGTGAAGGACGCTATACTCGTTCCGTTTTCTGTTGCAACATCTTCAGGAATTTGGCTGCGAAGAGAGAGCGACGAGTCAATATCAATCGGTAAGGGAACCGAGTACGTGACGCATTTGACTTTCTTGTTTATTTTCAATGAGAGCGCTTAAGGCCCGTCACAGAACACGGATACAGTGAGCTTCAGTTTCACTAAGTTTAGCAGTAGATTCAAATGTGGTTGCTGTAGATTAAGGAAAGTGTCATGGCGAAGCGCAAGCAGTTGCACGCACCTTCCTGCTCTAAATCAGCCACATAAATCGCAGTACAGGAGAGCACTATTATGCCTGGCCCATTTGTTGGTTTGGGAACGACGTTTGAGTTCGAATCGACAGGCAACCCTTCGATTCTGACTGTTCTTGCTGGCGTCGAGTCTGTCACTTTCAGCGGTGACAAGGTTTCGACGGACAAGACGACCACGATGTTGACTACGAACGGCGTCGACACTTACATTGGCTCTACGAAAGAGCCGGGAACTGTGGACATCAAGGGGTTCTATTACCCCGGTGATGCATCGCAGATCGCTATTGAAGCTGTCAAGAATGCCGGTGTGGCTGTGCAGTGTCAAGTGATCTATCCGCTCGGTCTCGGCACAGCGACCTTCTTGGGTATCGTTGAGAACGTGACTCGCGGATTACCGCTGGCAAAAGTTTGCTCGTTGGACATCAAGATCAAAGTCACTGGCGCGATCACGTACTCACAAGGATAATCAACACCTGGGGACAGAAAATGTCCCCACAAGCTGTCTTGTAGGACCAAGGGGGAAGGTGTATGCATACGACTGATATTCAATCTACGGTTACGCCAGAGATCAGGCTGGTAGTTGTAACGGAAGATGCGTCTGGTAATGAAGTCAAGAAGACATGGCGATTAGTGTACGATTACCGCGCTATCGCCAAAGCAGAAGCAGCAACAGGCAGAGACTTGAAGCGGATCACTGCGTGGAAGGACATCAGCTCCGGAAAAGACTTTCCGGCGATAGTTCATGCCGGACTTAACCGTTATCACAAAGACGTGACTCTGGAAGAAGTGATTGACTCTCTTAACCCTATGGCTCAACGACTGTTGAGTGACGAGATTTTCTTTTACATGTTCCCGGGGATGCGGGAAGCAATGGATAAAAAGGCTGATGGTGAAACTGAAAACCCTCAGAAGGCGACTCCAGCCGCCTAGAGGAGCCGCCCAGCACATGGCTTGAATTGTGGGCAGTTGCGCGCTACGACCTGGGGTTGTCTTACGAAGAATTCGGTGAGATTACTCCTGGAATGTTTCATGCACTTTGTGAACGCAAGAGGATCCGCTATAAGTATGAGCGGCTTGCACATGCGATCACAGCGTCAGCGGTCTACAATGTGAACAGGAAGCAAGATTCTCCTGTGATTCAGCCAATGGATTTCATTGTAGAGAAGACGAGAGAGCAAGAGGAGTTAGAAGAGATTAAGAAAGTCATCAAGACTGCGATCACAGCAGCACCTGCCGGAACATCGCGTGAAGTGCTGTTGAAGATGAAAGCGAATGTGATAAAAAGTCTGAATGCTCGCGGCCGCACGGACAGTGAGAAAGTGTTTGACAGTTGTTGGCCGAGCTTGAAAGAGTGATCAAAGTGGGTGATGGCGCAATCGAAATTACTGGACTTGCAGAGCTGCAAGAAGTGCTCTCGGAAGATCGGTTGCGTAGGACTACGAAGCGTTATCTTACTAACATTGAGAAATTGGCAGCTGTGCCAGTTATTGAAGCGATGAAAGCTGCTGTTCCAGATGAGTCCGGAAAGGGCACTGGACACATGGCAGAGACTATTGGCAGCAAGAGCAAATGGCTTACTTCTGCCGATGGCGAGCAGTTGCAAATGAAAATCGGTCCTGGAACAGCACCGTATCCGCAGGGCAAAGCTGCTGACATCATTGCTTTCTTTCTTGAGTTCGGCGCAAACACACGCCTGGGGAAAAACATTTCTGGAAGAGTGCGCTCGCACAAGCGCAAGACAGAAAAGCAGCACGTGCAAGACAACATTCCTGCACTGCATTTCTTGTACGGCGCCTGGATGAGCAGTAAAGATGCCTGTCTCGCAGCTTTCATTGAGGCAGGACAGAATCTCGTTGAAAGATTCAAGGATTAAAAATCATGGCGGTCATCGGCGAGCTTGTTGTAAATTTAAAGGCGCAAACTGCTGAGTTCACAGACTCCCTCGGCAAATCGAATACTCTGCTCGTAGAATTCGGCGACAAGGGTGAAAAAGCCGGCAAGCAGATGGGCTCTTCTTTCGGTGAAGCCCGCGGCGGCCTGATGTTGACCGAGCATCTTCTCGGTGTTCCACTCCCGCGTCACCTGAACAGTCTAATCTCAAAGATTCCGCAAGTCGGTGAGCTGTTCGCGTCGATGCTGCCTGTTGCCGGCGTCGGTATTGCTGTCATGGCCATCGGCAAACTGATTGAAAAACATGAAATGGCGGAAGTTGCCATACGCAAGCACGCAATAGAAATGGAGGGGCTCGGCGCCAAAGAAAAAGAGACCTCTAACAGCATGGACTTGGTGAACCTGAAACTGGATGATCAGATCACTAAATTGAACGGCGGAATTACTAAAAACAGAGTTAAAGAGGCACTGCTTGAGACGGCTATTGCCTCGGAAAGAATGGCGCAGACTCTGACGTCTGACTTCAAAAAGGTAGACGAGGAGGTTGAAACGTCTACTGCCTTTTTCGGGAGAATGAAAAGCAGCGCACTTGAGTTTTATGATGTGCTGTCCGGCGGTACACAAGGTTACAAAGCATCATGGGAGCAAGCTGTGCATGGCGATGCGCAGATGATCGCTGCGAAAACTGAGCTGCACGCTGCACAAAATAAAGTTAACGATGCCGGCAGAATGGCAGATGAGACGGAAAGCCAACAGATTGCTAAGCAGAAAGCTTTGGGTGATGCTCTGCGGGAGAGAGCTGCCGCCGAGGAGAAAGTCGGAAAAGCTACAGGTACACGAAATCCTGAATTGAAGTCCAGCACGGAACTTGATGCATCTGAAGACATTTCAAGGGCTAATGACACCGCTAAAGAAATAATAAGAATACAAAAAACTGTGACGGTAGCACACAAAGAAGACAAGAAAGAGGAGACCGACGCAGCTGAGAGACTTGCTTCCAGTAACAAGAGCATCATCGGTGAGATGAAATCAGCTTGGAATTCCTATTTTGAATTGCAAATGAGCGGGCGTAAAGCAGCTAAAAAATATGGCGAGGAAGCTGCTAAAGAAGATGAGAAAGAAATCTCAAGCATCCGTATGGCGCATGAAGAAATTCAGAAGGAAGCGTCAAACATGGAGGCACTGGCAAAGTCAAAACACGAAGTCTCCATGATTCACATTGAGGATGACGTTCATGAGGGCAAGACATCCAAGATTGATGAGCAGGCCGAGAAGAAAAAGATTCTTGAAAAAGAGCATCAGGACCTTGTCGACGCTCATGCCTCTGACATTGCAGAAGAGCAGCGCTACGTTGATGCACTGAAAGCAGCAGCAAACTCAATGCCTGAGGGTGAAGCAAGAACAAAAGCACTCCATGATGCTGCACAGGCACAAAGTCAGCTGAATGCAGCGACAGCAAAGTACACTGTTGAGTTAGCACACAATGAGTCGGCACAGAAATCATGTGATAATGAAACAAAAAAGTTGCGCGGTGATTTCAAATTGTGGATTACTGAAATGCAACGCGATATGCCGAAGACTGCTGCAATGCTGGAGAAAGACTTTGAACATGCCTTTGATAGTATGAACTCTGCGATGGCGAAGTATCTTGTTGAGGGTAAGAACTTCGGCAAGGCAATGAAGCAGGTCGGAGCACAGCTCTTAGAAAGCGTCATCGAGCAAGAATTGAAGAAGCTCGAAGTTTATGTCCTGTCACTCGTTCATCAGCGTGCGGCTGGAGCTGCTGGAGATGCTGCTAAGATTGGGCAAGCAGTGGCAACGGCTGCTGTAATAAAGCCGATTCTAGCTTCTATGGCAGGTGCGGCTGGTTTTGAATCTGTCATGGAAGCCGTTCCATTTCCTGCGAACGTTGCTACTGCTCCTGTAGTTGGTATGGAAGCTTTTACGAGTGCTCTTGCTTTTGGCTCCGGTGGCAAAGTCCCTGGCTACGGGAACACTGACAGCGTAAATGCGATGTTGATGCCTGGGGAGACTGTCGTGAGCAAAGCACTGACATCACAAGTTGAGCGCTCGCAAGGCGGCGGAGGTAATGGTCATACAATTCAACACAACCCGACGTATCACGTCAGCATGATTGACGCCAGCGGCGTGCGAGGGATGTTGAAGCAGCACGATGCAGAGTTTCAGAAACACGCTGTACAGACGATGCGAAAGATGAACGTAAGGGCTTCAAGAGGATAATATGAGCATACCGATTCTGTCAAATTTCCCTATTGCGATGAGCAAGGGTTTGAAAAAGAATCCGATCTTTAACACTGTTGTGCAGCGGCCTGTTGCCGGCAAAGGTGTTGCGGCTGCAAGCCTGCAAGCCTATCCGACATGGACTTTTGAGTTTGACGCTGACCGCATTACAGGCAATGAAGCCACTGTCTCCTCTACGATCGCAACTTTCATGGGGCTTCACATGGCTTCGAACGGCCGAACATTCCCGTTCCTGTTCCTTGACCCGCAGGACAGCACTGTAACACAGAGCACAAGTGCAATGCTCAACGTCACCGCTGGAGCTGCTGCACCGATGGGACTGGAAGGTGATGGTGTGAGCACACAGTTTCAGCTTGCGCGCGTCATCGGCGGCACAGGGTATGACATCATCCAGAATGTTGTTGGCACTCCAGTAGTTTATGTCAACGGCAGTGCGACAGTTGCTTTCTCGATTTCCTCTACCGGAGTGATCACTTTCACTGTTGCGCCCGCGAGCAGCGCTGTGCTCACATGGACCGGAAGCTTTTACTTTTACGTTCGCTTCGATGAAGATGAGCTTGACTGCGTGCGTGTGTACACACAGAACTCCGGCACAGATATTTGGGATGTGAACGCAATCAAGTTCACCTCAGAGTTCATTCAATGAAAAGGCTAATGCCGCCATCGCTTGTGTCATACTTGCAGACTAATCCAAACTGCGAGCGCGGCGATTTGTTCATGATCACTCTGCCGACTGGTACAGTGTTCTATGCAACATCTGGGCAGTTGGACATCACTCTTCTGTGCGGCGGCTTGGTTAACGGAAATTTTGAAATTGCTGACAATGCAGCACCGCCATCTAGCTGGAGTCTGAACGCCTCTGCGAGTTTATCATATCTCACATCCGGCCAGCATGGCGGCACTCAATCCTTAGCAGTTGCAGCCACTGCATTGTACGGCGGAGTTTGTCAGACTGTCAGCACGCCTGCTGCTGCCGGACAGTTGATAAGTGTTAGCGGATGGTTCAAGACTGTTTCAGGAGCGTCAGCCGGAATTATCGTTCACTTTCTGGATTCAGGTGGAGGAATCATAGATCAGTTCTGGACTCCTACGGTGACTTCCAGTGCTTGGTCATTAAGTGCAGCTTCAAAAATAGCTCCGGCAGGCACCGTTGCACTGCATATTATCCCATGCCTTTTATCTGGAACGTCTGGTACTTTCTATTGCGATGACATTGTAGTTGGCACACCGGGTTGGACAGGTGCTCAGACTACATTCAAAGCGGCTACTTATGGTCGCTGGCAGCGCGGGGCAATCACGTCGGAGGCTTCTTTCAGTTGCTCAGCAAACACAATGACACTCGCGTGCATTGCTCAGCAGCCTGTTGCCTATCCAGGTTCTACAATCGGAATTCTGAATGCTGCATTTCATGGTCTGTTTGATGCTGCACTTGTGACTGTGTACACCGTCTACATGCCGACTTACGGAGACACGTCGAAGGGACTTGAAACAAAGTTTAGCGGAACCATCAAGAGCTTGGCAGACATCAACAGGATCAGCGCCGAGTTTGAATGTGCAGATGCCATGTACTTTCTGAACCAGAAAGTTCCAGCGCGCTTGTTCCAGAGCAACTGTCCGTGGGGTTTCTGCGATGTGAACTGCAATCTCAGTGCGCCAACATACACAACGAACTTTACCGCAAAGTCTGGTAGCACACAAGTTACGCTCACACCTGTTTCCGCATTCACGCAAGCTGCTGGTTGGGCAACACAGGGTGTGGTCAAGTGCACTGCCGGGGCAAACGTAGGGTTGAGTCAGACAGTTGTGCTACATGATGGTTCTGGCAATCTTCAGATGATGAACCCGTGGCTGCTGCCGATTACTGCTGGCGATACTTTCAGCGTAATTGCAGGCTGTCCTAAGACGCTCAGTGGGTGCAAGGCGCGGCAGACTGCTGCTGGTTCTTCCGTTGACAACTCTTTGTATTTCGGCGGCTACCCGTTCATTCCTCCGCCGACGAGTGCTATCTAATGCTTTACACAAAACAGCGCGCGGAGATCGTAAAAGAGGCTATGGAGTGGGTGAACACTCCGTATCGCGGATGGAGTCGGATGAAGCACTGCGGCGCGGACTGCATCGGGTTTGTTGCAGGTGTGTTCGTCAACACTGGACACATTACAGATGCAGAAGCCGCACAGTCAATCCCGAAGAGCTACAGCTTGCAGCACGGGCAGCATGAAGCCACAACAGAATACGTAGATGGCATTTTGAAGTTCATGCGAGAGATTTCAGAAAATGAAGTACTGCCTGGGGATGTGGTTATGTTCAAGATTGCTCTGGCATATGCACACTCGGCTATCGTTGTGAAGTGGCCGCTTGTGCTGCACAGTGTTGCACACGGCGGGGTAAAGTTAGCAGATGCAAAGAGAGCACCAATGCTTACCGGTAAGCCAGTGCGGTTTTTCACGCTTGAGAACGGACGTTAATTATGGGAATCTTTGGAGCACAGCAAGGTCACGGACCATCGCGGCTCTCTAATATACGTGTCACTGCTTCTTCGCAAGGGCGCTGTGTTCCGGTAGTGATGGGAACAGGCCGAATACATCAGAGCTTGTTGTGGACTGACGGACTTGTTTCTTGGAAGTTTGATGGCGGCAAGGGAGGCGGCAAGGGTGTATCAGAGTATGTATATGCGAGTGATGTTATCGCAGCACTGTGCAACGGCGGTTCGATAAAGTCTATTGGCAGTGTGTGGGACGGACAGTCATGGCTTAGCGCAAACTCAAACAATGATTCTGTCAGCATCGCGCAAGTGTATGCACCTTCAAATGCCGCTTTGCTTGTGGCAGATAACGGCGTATCTTTTGCGACAACATACAGTGGAAGTTACACTGATTACGGCGCACCGGCAGCAACAGTACTGAGCGGCACTGACTATGCTCCGCTGACTCTGGTTCCGTATGGCACAACACTTACAACAGGAAAGTACAGCGTCAATTCAGCTTCTATCGGAACGTTTGCAGTGACGGCTTGCGGCAACGCTTCAGCCGGCAGCACTGTTTACACCGGCACTTTCACTGGCGGAACGTCTCCATATGGATCTGGTGCAGCGAACGGATATGTCGGCTTCAGGTTCATCATCACCGGCTTTGCGAATGCGCTGAACAACGGAACGTTTCTCTGCACCGCTTCAGATGCTGCGAGCTTGACACTGAGCAATACAAATGGAGTGATGCAGTCTGCTACTGCAACAGCAGTTGAGACAGGCAACACATATCACTTCGCTACGGCAGATGTCGGCAAGACAGCTCAAATAAATTATCAGCTCTCTGTTCAGGAACTGAGATCGCAGGAAACAGACGTTATTCCGTCCGGACTTGAACTGACGGTCGGCGGTTCTTTCACTCCGACAACTGACTTGAGCGTAATCTGGTATGACACAAGCGGCACACCGCCGGCAAACGACCTTCAGAAACTTACGAACGTATCACCGAGCAGTCCGTCGGCGACAGGTCAATACAGTTTTACTACTCCGGGTGATGGCAGCACTGGTGGTGCAACTTACCATTTCTATTCCGGTGACGTTGGCAAAGAAGTCCTTATCACATGGAAGTACGAGAATCTCAGCGCTGCTCCTTCGAACGTTCCGAATCTTCTCAAGTTCGAACTCTTCGGAGGCGGCTTGGGGCAGAGCATTTGGCCGTTCATACTTTCTGGCGGCAAGGTCACTATCGGAACAAATGATGGTGGTCAAGCGCCGTACGAGCCAGCTTTTCCTGGAGCAGCACTCGGGTACAGCAACACAGCATACTTGGCGTATGGTCCGATGTCACTCGGAATGGCAGGAGAAATTCCTGACATCAACGTTGAAGTTTTTACAGCAGACGCATTCGGCGGCAATGTAGTGGACTGCAACCCCATTCAATGTGTCTTTCAAGTTCTTACGAACAATGTTTGGGGACTTGGTACCGGACCGGTTCCGTTTCCGACCTCAGCAATAGATAACGGAGCTTCCGGCACATGGGGAGGTGCTGTAGGAACGCCTGGGACACGCCAGGTTGGATCGACAGCATGGAACTGGTTTGCTGCTAACAACTTTTTCATAAGCCCTGTAATTGACTCGCAAGACTCCGCGGCATCACTGATCGGAAAGTGGCTTGAAGCCGGACAAGTCAAAGCCTTCATGTCCGAGGGATTGCTCAAGCTTGTTGCTCTCGGAACACAGAGCTGTGCAGCTAATGGATGCACTTGGGTTGCTCCGCCTTCCGCTGTTGCGTCTCTTGACGACACTTGTTTTGTGAAAAAGGAGGGTGAGGCACCTGTCAAGATTTCACGCAGTGACTACCAAGATGGTTGGAATCAGGTTCAGGTTGATTTCAGCAACCGTCTTTCGCAGTACAGCAATGAGTTGCTTCAAGAATCTGATCAGGCAAGCATCAATCGTTGGGGACAGAGAACTGAAGGCTCGCAGAGTTTGGATTTCGTTTGCACTTTGCCAGCAGCTCTTTTCTCTGCGAACATGCGCCTGAAGCGCGGAATGAATATCCGCAACAGTTACAAGTTCACGCTGCCGTTCACCTACAGTTACCTTGAGCCGATGGACTTGGTTAACATTACAACATCATCTGTCTGGGCAGCAGGGCTGAACAATGTGAATCTCGGCATTACGAACTTAGCTGTTCGCATCACAAAGATTGTAGATGATCCGATTACCGGACTTGAAATCGAGGCAGAGGACAGCTTGTTTTATGCTGCACTCCCATCACTCTTCAACAAAGATTTGTCGTCAGGTGTGAACATCATTGATGTGTATGCACCGCCTGGAAGCTCTGAAGTTGTGATGTTTGAAGCTACAAGCCGTCTGACTGGTCAAGTCGGCAACCAAATATGGATTGGTGCTTGCGGCACGTCAGCTGACTACGGAAGCACGAACATCTGGGTATCGCAAGACGGAATAAAGTACCTTCAAATCGGAACGATTCAGCAAGCCGCGAGGCTTGGCACGCTTGACACAACATTCGGAAGTGGCAGTGATCCTGATGAGAACAATGAACTCATTGTGGACATGGCTGACAACAGCGCCGCGCTCGACGCCGGCTCTTCAACAGATGCCGATTCCAATGTAACGATGTGCTTTGTTGATGGCGAAATCATCGCGTATTCTTCTTGTGCCATCAGCGGACAAGGGCAGTACACAATGAACCTTGGCGCACCGTCTGTTGCAGGCTACATACGCCGTGGTCAGATGGGGTCTACGATCAACTCTCATGCAAGTGGCACACTGTTCCTGCGCCTTGACAATTCAATTTTCAAGTGGACTTATGATCCGAACTTTGCAGGGAAGACACTGTACTTCAAGTTCCAAGCAGTGAACCGATTCGGGAACACGGCGCAAGACCTGAGCACACTGACTGCTGTTACGTTCGTTGTGCCTGGGCAGAATCCAGGGACGATTGATGCATCAAGCGGCTTAGTGCTCGCAAACAATTTTGATCGTGGTGCTGGACCGCTTGGTTGGGCTCCGGTAATCACAACGGTGTAACACTTTAGAGACAAGAGGGAGCAACTAACATGGCAAGCACAGCGGCATTCACAGATCAGGCAAAACAGGATTTTCTCAACGGCGTGCACCAACCTGGGGACACATACAAAGTGGCTCTCTACGTTGCTGCAGCCGCATTGGACAAGACTACGACAGCATACTCTTCTTCCAATGAAGTCACGAACAGTGCAGGCACTGCTTACATTTCCGGTGGCGCAACTCTTGCAGGCTTCGCAGTCGGCATTGATGGTGACACGGCCTATATGACGTTCACCAATCCGACGTGGGCAAGCAGCACTCTGTCCAACGTTGTAGCGGCGCTGATTTATAACTCCAGTCGGTCAAACAAAGCTATCGCAGTGTTGACTTTTTCGAGCACTTCAACCAGCAACGGCACGTTCACACTTGTGCTGCCTGCTACATCAGGGGCGCGGACCATTTCTATCGCGTAAGAAAGAAATTTCATGGCGATAGCAAATGTACAATCTAAAACAGTTGCGACTGGGTCGGGGGCAGCCTCCGCCACAGCGACTGGCTATGCTTATGCTTCAAATACTACTGCCAACAATCTTCTTGTTCTCATAGTTAGCGCACTTGCTAACTGGTCCTCTGGAGGAAGCGCAGTGCCAGCAATCAGTACTCCTTCCACCGCGGGGTTCACGTGGACGGAAGTAGATACTGCATTCTACACTGACGCAACAGGCGAACAGGCAGAGCGCAT